AAGGTAGTACCTATAGGAGATTGTGATAACTTCGATTACCAAACAGGTTGTAAAGGCCATTAGTGCGCAGTTTGATAAAGAAGCGAAGTAAGAGAGGGGTGTTTAAATGGGTAAGTATTTGGAAGTCCTGAACGAAATCAAAGCGGAGTTTGGGGATAATTGGATATTTCCTGCAGCCGAAACCGTACTTAAGTTAGCGCGGCGGGAATATAGGGACAACACGCTTATAAACACCGAATTTGAAGATATTCAAGCGAGGGCACTGGAACTTATGCGGCCCTACATTACAAAAAAATATGCGGACAAGCCGACCAATTACGGAATGATTAAAACCACAGAGGATTTAGCAACAGTGCTTGTAGATCAAAAATACTGCGAAAGTTGCCTTTATAACAGAGATGGCTTGTGTGCTTTTGATGCGGACAAAGAATCAATCAATATGTACATGGCTTGTTATAATGCAGCAGTTGCATGGCTGCAGGAGGGAGCAGAATGAACGCAATGTTTACGACTAGGACGTTTGAAGATAATAGGCTTGAATTTAATATCGATAACGGCCTGGATCAAGACCTGGTGAGGTATTGTGATGAAATCTGTCAGAAAAGCTGCGGCTTTGACTTCGACCCGGCTTGCGGCGATTGTCATGTAACTAGGCTATATTACACGATGGTGCGTTTGTCCGAGTATGAAGATACCGGTTTGCATCCAAAAGAAGTTGCCGGATTAAAATCCCAACTTACTGAGATACAGCGCAGGGGTAAAGCTGCAGAGAAAGAACTGGACGATTCGCAACCATGCTTTGCTTGTGCTGGATTCGAAAGAAACGGTGGGAAGTGCTTTGGTGCAGGAACATGCCGGATCAGAGACATAGCTCGCCTAAGTGGAGTTGAATATAAGGATCTGGCACACGGAGAATCGTGGCGCTGGCGCGGCCCGGAGAAAGTAGAGATGCAGGAAAATATTGAAGCAGTTTTGAGGGCTGTCAGCGAAATTGGCTATACCCAATCCATGGATGATGGGAAGGAGTGAAGAACTTTCCTGTTGGGAATAAATATAGATTCCCGGCCAGCCGGGGAAGGGAGTAAATTGCAATGACTAATCCAGAAACATTTTCTAATCTTCAAAAAGTGATTGAAATTCTAAAATCACAGAATGCAGAGTCTGCCTTGATTGAATCTGTGGAAGCGGGGAGAAACGCAATACTTGCATTCGAAATGATGGGCATTATGGCGCAGCAGGAAGAAAAGTGATGTTACGCAGTCCAAAGATTATACGACACAGAGGGGGGAGAAAGTTTGAACTCAGGGGCTTTTCTGGTAGCTAGGGATATATTTGAAAACCCTATATGGATCAATCCTACTGAATTTAGGATGTTTATTTTAATACTTGGGAAAGCCGCCTTTGCTGAAGAAGGGGTTAATGTTGGCAATATGCATATAAAAAAAGGCCAGTGGATTAGATCATATCGAAACCTACAGAGCGATTTAGAATATGTCGAAAATAATGCGGTTAAACGTCCTGGACTTGCCACCATAGAGAGGACTGTTAAAAAACTGGTTAAGGATGGCCGTATCCTGGCTGAACCTTGTGAGCTCGGAACACTGTTTACAGTTGTTAACTACACTAAATACCAGGCTCTTGAGGGTTACAAGAAAGGTACTAGGAACACCGCGAGAAACAGCAGCGGAACAACAGCGGAACAGCAGCGGAACAATAATAATAATGCTAATAATGCAGAAGAAGATATAAATATAAACAATAACCCCCCTATATCCCCCCAAGAGAAAATCAAGCACCTTGATTATGTCTATCTCACCCCGGATGAGCATGAACGATTAGTCACCGAATTTGGGCATGAAGATACACAGTGGATGATTGAGCAGCTTGATATTTACATTGGGCAGAACCCTAAGAAAAATAATCGCTACACGGACCATAACCGCGCGCTCAGGGGATGGGTCAAAGAAAAACTGATACAGAAAAAAGAGGGTAAAGTTTCTCAGTTTAAGCCCAGAAACAGGAAGAGACAATCACAGCGAGAGGAGGAGACTGATTTTGGATTCCACAAGATTTAATACCTGCTGGCAGTATTTCAATCCACCGCGCAGACTACAGGGCGCAACCTTTAATAGCTATATACCCAAATGCGGCTCTCAGCAGGCGGCTTTAGAAACCTGCCGGACATATTCCACAGATGACATCAAAACAGGCCGGGGATTGCTGCTTATAGGTACCTACGGTACAGGTAAAACCCATCTAACGATAGCGACGGTGCGGGCGTTGATGGAAACTGCACCTGATTTATTTGGGGTGCGGAATGATTCACAAACGCTCTACGACCCTACCAGAGAGGACTACCGGGGCTTATATTGCTCGTTCTTTCCGGTAATGGAACTCTTGGACGCATGGCGGCCGGGAAGCGAAGCAAAGAAGCAACGAGGAGAGTGGCTATTTCACCGGGCCAAGACTGATGATCTGGTTGTCCTGGATGATATAGGGGCCGAAAAGGCAACTGAATGGACGGAAGATAGGCTTTATGCCGTAGTAGATGCCAGATATCGCATGGAGAGGGCAACGATATTCACCACCAACAGCAGCGAAAAGGACTTACTAAGCAACGGCTACGGCAAAATCGTTTCCCGTATGTTTGAAATGACGGATCCGGTACCCGTCACTGGCCCCGACCACCGGAGAAAACGCGCATGAGCAAACTAGATAACTTCGTCCCCTTCCTGACGGTAACCAGGGACGGGGAGATCACGGGCGATTACTGGACTTATATATCTAACTTCGAGCTCCGCAAACAGGCGGAATGGGCGGAGTACCCAGAGAAGGAGCGGCTGGTAGGGGAATTAAAAGCGGGAGGAAAACGCAAAGCGAGGGCAATGTAATGCAGTTAGATGCTATTAAACCGGGGATGGAAATCGAATATTATCACCTTGTAAGTATGCACAAAAATAAAGGCTCAAGGCATAAGGTCCGCATCGGCACAGTCAAGCAAGTAACCCCGCGCATGATAGCGGTCCAGGGGAAGAAGTACCCCGACACAATTCTGGTTAACGATCTGCTCTCAGGGCAGGCGGCTATAGTGAAAATCAAACAGGAGGGAGAGGTAATTATGAGTAAACCAAAGCGTGAAGCACCGACGAGGGAAGAGTTGAGGGTTCTGTGGATTAAAAACAAAGCCAAGATAGAGCCCATCCGCAAGGAGCTAGGTGTTACCTGGGCAGACGCGAAGAAGCTTCTGGTGGAGGCAGGCATAATAGACAGCCTAAGCAGGCCGATACAAGAAGAGCAGACCCCGACCCCCGCACCGGAGACGGTTGGCAGCCAGGAACCGGTAAACGAGGGCAGCACGGAGTCTGCTATTGAAAGTATACCCGAAAACATACCCGAGGTAATAACAAACCCTGTCACACAACCGAAGTGTTCACCACAATACCTTGCGGTTTTAATCGCCATGACGGAGATTACCGCCGGCGCTCGTTCGGATGTGCAGAGAGTTTTGGAAAATCCGGTGGCCCTGGCTCTTATAAAAGAGCTCATAGAGCAGGAGGCGGTATAGGCATGAATACCGATCTGATGTTTAGCAGCAAGAAAGACGACTGGGAAACGCCACAATCCCTATTTGATGAGCTTAATAAGGAATTTGGCTTTAGTATTGACGTTTGCGCCAGCAACCAAAATGCAAAAGTTAACCGGTTCTGGAATTGGGACATGGATTCACTGAAAATACCATGGATAGAGTGGGCAACCAGCAACAATATGCCGCCCGTGTTCTGGATGAATCCGCCCTACGGGCGCGAAATAGGTAAATGGATTAAAAAGGCATACGAAGAAAGCCTAAAAGGGGCTACAGTAGTATGTTTATTACCGGCCCGGACAGATACTCGCTGGTGGCACGACTACTGTATGAAAGGCGAGATCCGTTTTATTCGGGGAAGATTGAAATTCAGTGGATGCAAGCACAGCGCACCATTTCCGAGTGCAATAGTGATATTTGAGGGAGGGCGAGCTAATGCGCATAGATGAGCTGCCGGCAGGCACAACACCGGAACAAAGATGCCGCGCCGCACTCCTTGCGAAAGGGGTGGCTGAGATATGACCACCATGACAATTCCCGGCGTACTCCCGGGAATGAATGAAATCGTAGAAGCGGCCAGAGGCGATAAATACGCTTCCAGTAAGCAAAAGAAGGAGTACACCGATATAGTAGCCTGGACCGCTAAGGCTGCCAGAATACCGCATATGGAGCGCATAGACATAACTTTTCGTTGGTACGAACCCAACAAAAGGCGAGACAAAGATAATATCATGGCTGGAGCTAAGTTTATCTTAGATGGATTGGTAAAGGCCGGAATAATCAAGAATGACGGCTGGGCGCAGATAGGGGACATTTCCCATCTTTTTGATGTTGACCGGCATAATCCCCGGGTGGAAGTGGAGATTACAGGGACGGAGGAGGCGAGGGACTCATGAGGACGGAAGAACTGGTTTTTAAGCTACAGAATGAAGTTGCTGCCCTTCGGGAAGAAACCGACCTGCAGCGGCAGAGTATTATACAAAACCTTTCCTGCCAAGTAGCTATGTATCGCGAAGCCCTGGAAGAAATTACGGAGGAATTAGAAAACTGCTATGGCCGAGATACAGAATTAACCATAAAGGCGAGAGGAATCATTAATTGTCCAGACTCTAGGCAGGTGGTAGATGCAGCCCAAAAGAGACAGGCGGCAATCCAAAATAGTTACGATGCCACGCACCACAACGAAAGAGCTATGTGCGCCGATGAAATAGCGGTGGCGGAAAAGGAGCTGATTAAGGCAGCCCGAGACTTGGTTGATTACGAAACGCGGACATACGGCAGAAGTAAATACGTCCGCAAGTTGAAACGGGCCCTTGATGCGCTGGAAGAGGTGAAGTTATGAAATTAACCTGGAATCTCTACTGGCGAGTAATAGCGGCGCTTAGCTTTGCTACGGTGTTTGCGGTGATAGATTTATACCTCGTGAATCTGAGCAGCTACGTAGCTGGCGGGCTGCTGGCCTGGGTGATTTTGGAGGGGAGGAATAAGAAATGCTGAGCATTGAAATAGCGAAGAAGTTAAAAGATGCGGGGCTCAAGTGGGATCCAAAACTCCGGGACCCTTTTTACTATCGGGAGGATGATGATTGGGAAATGGACGTGCTAAATAAACAAGACATGCAAGAGGCAACATCTGAAGTTGACGAGTATATAGCGGATTGGGTTTTCGCTCCCCGGCTGGACCAGACGCTGGCATATATGGAGGAGCAAGGCTACAAGGTGGAATCCACGCAGGACGCATGTTATATATTCCACCCGGAAAAGAGCTCATACTGGCGGGAATTTCTTGCGGAGAACCGTATAAATGCCGCTGCGGAAGCCTTGTTATACATTCTTGAGGGGAGGACTACCCATGAATAAACAAGCTGAACGGGAAATCCATTGCGACAAATACTGCCGCCAATACCGGCGCTGCACTGTCCACTGGGGAACCGAATGCAAGCGGCAGGGCGGCCGCAGAATACCGAGGATGAAGTCGTACCCGCATGAGTTTGCGGCAGAGGTGGAACCCCCGGTAACACAGGAGAAGAGAAACCGGTTTAAAGAGGTAATAAACACGGCGAGGGCTAAGGTGGCTAATTGGTAAGAAGGAGTGAAAGTATGAAGAAATTGAACATAGGGCAAGTCCTCGCGCACAAAGAAGATATTGAATTTGAGGGATTTTTAGGAAGTAAAAAACTAATCAAAGCAGGGACTAAGGTTTATGTTGGTGCAGATAAATTTGCGCATTACCTAAATGGAATAATTCAGCCGTTAGGGGAATGCAATAAAGAAGGGTATTCAGTTAAAGGCATAGCGGATTGGGTGTATATGTGGGTATCAGCCCGTTTACCCATAGATGAGTTTTTAGATAGTTATGAGATTTCAAAAGCAGAATTTAAAGAACATATAGAAGATGCATTAGAGGAACTTGGAATGTGGGATAACACAGGTAATAGGAGTTAAGTCTTTTGACACCCCCCGGCGGCAGGGTTAAGCCGATAAGTTTAGGGAGGGTAATGGCATGAGCAAGAAGCAGAATAGGAAGTCGATGCCTGAGTGGAAAAAGCTAGTAGACAGGGATATGCGGCTATATCTTACCTGGGGCCGGGTAATGGAACATCAGGCCGATCTGCTCCTTGCCCTTGAACTTACAGGGGCGAGGGTGACGCCTGTATACGAACTGCGCGAGGGCTCTGCCAGCGGCCCTGCGATAAATCAAATAGAGAAGATTGCTGTTACAAGGGATTTTGCCCGGAAGAAAATTACTGTCGGTCAGCAGTACCGGGCAAACATGGAAGAGATAGTGCGGATTGCGGCCGGAGGCGACCCGGACAAAGAAACTTTTATCCACCGGTACTGGTGGACCAAGGAAACCACTATTAGGGAGAGAGGCGCTCTGGTTGTTGCGGCTCTGCCATTCCTGGCTCACAGATCGTGGAAAACCGGGAAAATCGGGAAGCCAAACAGCACGTTTTATGCCTGGAGAGCGGAGATGTATGAGAAAATCGGAGAACTGCTGGGGTATTACGGAGAGTAATCAGACTTGCCCCTGGCGCCGGGGCAGGAAACATAATTTTAAAAGAAAGGTGGTGGATCCTCCGAGGCCAATATATATGGCGAATACAATATGCTACACAGGGACTGGAGAAAGCCGGGCTATGCGCCCGGCTTTTCTCTGCAAGATTTCGCTCTTTCTTGACCGTTTCTATATTTTGGCCTAAAATATCTTTAAATCTTGCGAAGGAATTGAAATTATACCATTCTCCATCGTCTAAATTGACGCAAAAGTTTTAGTTTACCTAACGCAAGTTGAAGATCATGGTTTTTAGCTTACCTGCTCTTTTCGGAGAGCAAAGGGATTGAAACAAACCAAAAACCCAAACAAAGAGGCCCGTTTAATTACGGGCCTCTTCTATGCGCTATTCCTCTTGGTATAGCCTCCGCAAGTGATGCGTCCTGTGTATGACACCGGGCTACTTCTTTTGCTGCCGGATTACCTTTACAAAAAGTTCATTTATCGCCCGTTCGATGACGGCAGTTTTTGTAGTCTCCAGTATCTCCACTAGCTCCGTAAGCTTATCGTTGGCCTCTTGGGATATTTGGCTACTTAGTCTTACATATGACTTGGCTGTACTCTTTGCCATAGTCTTACCTCCGTTTTTCTTTGATTATACCACGGTGTGGGTGGGCGTACCTAATAGATTGTCTCCTGGACCGTAGACAGTGTGCTGGCGTTGCAGATCTTCGACCAGCATATGGATATATTTTTTTGTCATGTCCAGGGTGCTGTGACCCATTATTCGTTGCAAGACAAACGGATTGCCGCCGTTCCGGAGAAAGAATAGAGCAAAAGTATGCCTAAAAACATGAGGGCGGACAGGGGTATTTGCAATTTCTGCAATCTTGCCGTATTTTTTGAAATTCATGCGCACAGCAGCAGAAGTAATAACCCGCTGCGTGTATTCGCCAAAAAATATGTGGCTAGTATCGCCCAACTGCTTTTCATCTATCCATGATTTTAAGGATTCTCCCAACCGATTCCCGAAAGGAACCAGTCTATCCTTTTTCCCCTTCCCATGTACCTTGAGAAGGTGCTGTGAAAAATCAATAGTATTTACTCGCTGCCCCAGGGCCTCTGAAATTCTAAGCCCTGTATCAAGCAGTAACAGTATTAGTAACCTATCCCGCCGGCCAACAAAAGTATGTTGGCCTGGCACCGCCAAAAGTTTTTGTGCCTGCTCTTCAGTGAAGCTTTCTATAATCGTTTCTCTTTCAGCCAGTTTTTTTATATTTTTGGTTGGGTTTCTCTTAAAGCCCTCTGATTCTTCTAGGAACATATACATGGCCTTTAAAGCCTTGATGTGCGAATTTATTGTTGCTGGGCTTATGGTTCCAGGTTTACCGTCCATACGGGGACGGGTGCGAAGAAACGCCAGGTATTCTTGAATAGTTTTATAACTTATTTCCTCAATTGAGGAAATAGAATTTTCTTCCAGATAACAGGAAAATAAATTAAGCCTCTCGTAATACCCGTTGGTAGTAGAGGAAGAATAGTTTAAATTATCCAGGTACGATATAGCGCCATCTATGACGCGATCAATTTCCATTACAAAAACCCCTTTTCGCCATGATATGGCGAATAACCATAGTAACTGCATGTTGGCTAGCATATTTTGACAACTCTTGCAGAGTTACGTTTTCGCGTCCCGGAAAATACTGGTCTCTGAAGTGTTCGGTTCCTAACCGGCAGTTACCTGCGGCAAGGCTATCCTCTATGGTAACAATATAATCGCTGTGTTTTTCAACGAACTTTTTCATGCCTTTTGCTTTCCGACGTTCTTCGTAACCGGGGTCAAGCCGGTATAAAAGAGCTTTTCTCCGTTTTAAGAGCACTGCTTTCCGTAATGATTCCGCAATAGCAAGGGAATCAAAACCATATAAAACAGTGGGAACCTCTATTTCGTATTCCCAGAACAACTTTTCTCCTGCGTTCACTCCCCCAAGACTCACCCTGAGATTGGGGTCGATTTTTAAATCCCGTTCCTCCGCGGGTTTGATGGCTACACAATAACACATATCCTTGCGCTTCTTTACCAGGACACTCACTCCGCTCGTAAGCGGGAAAAAGGACTTATTGTCCCAGTATCTCTCCACCGGGGCAATAGGGTCAGTAACCTCTGGACAATAATGCTCATTGGTACTAAACATGGGTATAGGGTCTTGCCCGAAACCATGAACAAAGGGGTCTTCCGGAAATGCATACAAAATCCGCTTATCAGGGGATAGCACGGCATACACCGGCTTTCTTCCCTTCCTAAAAATCCGGTGTACGGAAAACATAGAATGCCAGGGAGAAATATCAAAATACACCGGTCTCATAAACCGAGTATCCAAGAAATGCAATACGTCCAAGCGGGACACGCGCTTATCCTTACCTGGCGCATGGTAAACAGGGTAAGATATCTCCTTAACAAGCCAGGATTCATCATAAGGGTTGCTCACCCAACGCTGAGAAAACTCCTGCTTTTCCATTCCCGCTTCCTGAGCGATACGCTCTACCAGTGGTAAAAAGGAAACGCTTTCCCCGCTGAGTGCTAAATTCAGCGTCGTTTTTAAAATGGCATGGAGCGTATCCCCTGCACTCCACCCCCTACAAACAAATAAAGCCTGCTGTAAGTCTTGGGTTCCGACGGCCTTCTTATAGCCGTCCTGGAGAACAAAATATATCTTATGGTCCTTTTCGTTCTCCAAAGAAGAATGACCAGCTGAAGGGTAATAGATATGGAGAAATATGCCCGGCAAGAGCTCCTGTGCGGGCACTCTCGTAATGGGTTTCCAAGCTAAATCGGTTCTGTACGAACTAACGAAGAATGCTGAGGGAGGTAAAAACGCATACCCAGCGCCGGAAAGCCCTGAACAAGAACGATAATAGTTTTTCCCTCCCAATTCTTCGTGAGCTTCCTCTGTATCGTGTTCATAATTCACAAAAAACACACTGTGATCATTGAGGTTCAATAACTCAATATCACATATAATATCAGCGTCTCCGCCGCTCCAAGCTAAATCAGTTCTATTTCTCATGCTTTTGCTCCTTTCCTTTAAGGGGGCCGCCATGATAAAATTTACACGACGGCCCCGGTCGTCACTACTCAGCAGCGGTGGGTTCTTGCTGTCCAGGCTGGCCTGCCGCTTCTGTATTTATCAACGCCAAAAGCTGTTCGCGCCCTGCCGAGCGCTTTTCCATCTGCTCCAGCACAATGGGCAACCATTCCAATATGACTTGCACCATATACCAGAAGTCGCTGCCGGAATAACCGCTCACTGGGTTCCCCCAGACTGGCATTCCGAAGCCGCACTGGTCGGCAAAGTAGAAACCCTCGCTCTCAGAACAATCGTGCCCATAGTGCCAGTCATACCGGAAGTAGATGCTGGTGTTGAGCTTGCCGGTATCGGCATCCCTGCGCTGCACATAGACGGCGTTCATGTCGTCGTAACCTTTGCCCCAAATATCAGGGGCCACTTCAAGCAAAATTTCTTTAACCTTGCTAATGAAATCAATGGCCACTGCCCGGCGCTTTTTCTCGCCATCCAACATGCGCTGTACTGCCTCTTCGAGCTTCTGTAGGTTTTTCATAGCAAACTCCTTTCCCGACCTGGTTTATTCCCCCAGGCCCACAGCGGTTAGGCCGCCACCCTGATTCCTTCGCCGCCCCGTACTGAGGCGGCAGGTAGGCTAAAAAGGTCTCGATTCCCCGGCTTCCACTTGAACATAGTTCCGGGAATCCTGAGACTTGCTGCCGGTTTCGCAAAGTAGATAGTGGCCGTCAGGCAGAAGGAAAACTTTGTATCCTTTGTTCCGGTCGGTTGCAACAACCGACTCAGCGTCCACAAAACCCAGAATTTTTCTTGTGTCTGGGTCTACCCTCGCCGCCCAGCACTTTCCCGTGCCTTTGTACCGGTTATACTCCAGCTCTACCTGGAGTTTGTTTTCCTGAGTCTGCGCCAGGAGGGCTTCAATTTGCTCTTTCAGTGCGATAAGTTCTTCTCTGCTCAGTTCCTTTAAATCCAACATGCTCATTTCTCTCCTCTCGCGCCGGTATTGGCCCCGGCTGGCCTGGTTAACTACCCAGTGTAGATTCCCATCTGTTGCCTCTTTTGCCTGCCTATTTAATTCCTCTAATTGGATTAAATTCTCAATTTCCCTTTCCTCCAAAATATCGTAACTATCCATCAAAATAGCTTTCATTTTATCTCCTTCCTTTTTGCCGGGATTAGCCCCGGCTGTCGTTCGCTTGTCGGATGATGTTTTCAATTTCTTCGTCATCCATAAAATCCAGTTCTGGGTGTTCTTCTCGGATAATAGCGACTGTTAATTCGGATTGGGTATACTCTGCACCCAAGCCCTCTACTATGACCGTGTACTCTTCCAGTGCCTTGATTAGACCCATTTCAATTCCCTTCCTTTCTGCCGGGATTAGCCGCCCGGCTGCGGCGTGATATTAGGCCTTGATATTTTCGAGTGCAGCCTCCCGGGTGTCGCCAAACCAAACTTTTTGCATTATCCCTGTAGCCGGGAGAAACGACCATGCATCTTGCTTGTAATCGCAATAATCGAAAACCCCGACCGCGAGAAGATCGCCGACTGTTCCGACTATGCCAAAACATACCTCTTTGTCGTCGCTCCACACCTTCCGAATCGTGCTTGTGTCGCCCTTCTTCTTGGTAAATCTCATGCTATCCGCTCCTTTCAAAAAATCCTCAAGCAAAGCTCTTGCCTTGATTCAGGATTCTTGACTCCCGGTTTTACCTCCGCTTCCTCTTACGTTCTCCTGATCTTACGGAAACCACCTTATCGACCAGGTGCGCCATGTACTCGCGGCTTACGGGTATTTAATTTTTGAAGAACTTCCTGAGGTTATTGCCCCGCCCCCTGTTGTTTGCCGGTGTCTCTCGCGGGACCCGAACCGTCCGGCCTCTTGTCTAGTATATTACACCCACCCACCCACATTGTCAAGAAGAAAAATAGATATCCGCTAGCCCTTGTCGTACCGACGTTCATCCCGTTTTAGCCGCCGAACTGTGAAAATGAGAACAAAGTTTTTATAAAAATAAGCGCAAAAAGGGGACGGAGAAGAGCCTGCGAGCCTTAGAGCTATGCGGATTGCAGAGGTTTGACAAAAGTCTGTAAAAAATAAGCTAAAGTCAATGTTATAATGGAACCATGGAGAGTTGCCGAGGGGCGGCATAACTTAATACATTCGAGCCTGGCACGAGCCGGGCTTTTTTAATTGGAGGTTACGATGCATGTTCGCGTTATTGTCTCCGACGAAGAAAAACAAGAAGTGGCTGGAATTTGGGGCATGTCGCTAAATGTACGGTTTCATGTATTGGATATGCTTAAAGGCCCGCTATACGACTACTATGTAATATGGCTGCCCGACTACTCCACCACGGTTAGATGCCCGAAAGAATGGATGAGAAATTAGATATTGATTTTGCCATGCAGACCTACCATAGTATATGTATATAGTAGAATGGTATGGAGCATCTTTAACAAAGCCAATAAAATAGCCACTTTAAGAGCAAAAACGTAGCGTCATTTCCGCGTCTTTTTTATGCCTTTTTTGACGCGAATATGACGGTAAGAGGTGAACGCAAAAATGATAAAGGAAACTAGGTATATAAGTGAAAAGACCGGTGAGTTAATAACCGGACAGAAGCAGCGTGTAGGCGAACGCTTTGACCCTGAAAGAGGATATTTATTCAGACACCAAAAACACGGATTTAAACAATTTGACGATATTTCTTTCCCAGAAAGCCTTACGGACGCCGAAATAGGCAAGTTAACCAGACTGGCTAAAAATATTTATCGGGATAGCAATTTGCTTGCTTACAGGGGAAATGGCGGAATTAAACCCCATACCCCGGAAACGATGTCAAGAATTATTTGCCTGGGGCAAAGACAAATAGAACGATTCTTATCCAAAATGATTAAGCAGGGGATGATGGCTAAATGCCGGGTAGAAGTGGGAGAAAAAACGGAAATTCATTACTATATAAACCCACTTTATTTTTTCAGCGGCAAGCGGATTAATTTGAACTTATATTTATTGTTCCGGACGCAGCTTGATGCTTATATCCCGAATTGGGCCAAAAGCTTGTTTATAGAACAGACAGGCCAAAGCAAACTGAATTGATGATAGGCATAGCAGTGTCAGGTGGTTGGATAAACTCTCCCCTTGTGGTAGCATTAGGGAAAAAGGAGAGGGGAAATACTAATGGAGTTTGAGCAAAGACGAGAATTAAGAGACAAATTACTTAAAAAGGCATACGACTATTACTTCGAGAAGAATGGGAGCGAAATGTATGTTGATGAAGGTAAAGAAGGCCCCGAAACACTTTTAGCATATGAGTATTTAAAGGATAAAAGATTGATTGAATATATCCATTTTGGCGGCAAGGAAATGAAGGCAAAAATTACATCATTGGGAATAGATTTTATTGAAAGTGGACAGAAATTTAACAAATGATTGTTAACCGTTGCAAGCCCCTACGGGGGCTTTTTTCATGCGGATTCTAGGAGGTGGGGAGAGTGGCAGATAAGATAACAATTAAACAAGAGAAATTTGTACAGGGCTTATTTGCTGGCCTATCTCAGAGGGATGCATACAAAGAAGCTTTTAATACAACGAATATGAAAGAAAAAACCATAGATGAAAAAGCGTGTTTACTGGCGGGACGGGACAAGATTAGGGCAAGACTTGAAGAGCTCCAAAATGAGGTTAAAGAGCGCAATATGGTTACTATCCAGAGGATCCTCCAAGAGTACGCCAGACTTGGTTTTTATGACCCTCGCAAGTTCTTCAATGATGATGGCAGTCCAAAAGGCATCCAAGAGCTGGATGATGATACCGCGGCAGTGTTAGCGGGGCTTGAAGTTATGGAAATATGGGAAGGCCGGGGCGATAATCGTCAGTTTGTTGGCTATCTAAAGAAATACAAATTGCCAGACAAGAAGGGCGCTCTAGATTCAATGGCCCGGCACCTGGGGATGTTCGTGGAGAAAAAAGAAATTACTGGGACCCTGGAAGTAGGTATAAAATTGCCTAGTGATATACCGGATGATTAAGGCGGTTATTATACTGGTGGCACTATTGCGGAAAGTCTATTTGTGCGGTACAATTTAAGCAATAAAGCTATGCGGAGGTGTATCGCATAATGAAAAGAACTCATGGAGAATCAGTAACCAGGTTATACCGTATATGGAAAGATATGCGTAGGCGTTGCAGAAATATTAATAGATCTGATTATTACTTGTATGGCGGCAGAGGAATAAAGGTATGCGAGGCATGGCAGAAATATGAAACATTTAGAGATTGGGCGAGGGCAAATGGGTACAAGGATAATTTAACCATTGACCGTATTGATTTTAACGGTAACTATGAACCCAATAATTGCCGATGGATCACCATTGAGGAGCAAAACACGAACACTAGGCAGAATGTTTTTGTTGAAATAAAAGGTGAAGTCAAAACGCTAACCGAATGGGGCAGGGCTTACGGGTTGCCATCTTCAACGATATTTACCAGATATAGAGACGGATTAAGGGGACAGGATTTAATTGCACCTAAAAAAGTAAGTTTTACGGGGCATCGTCATACGGAGGAAACCAAGGCCAGAATAAGAGCAAAAGTAAAAGGTGAAAAAAGCCCATCATATGGGAAACACCCGTCGAAGGAAACCAGGTTAAAAATGTCAATAGCAAAAAGGGGTTGCATGCCACATAACAAACGTCATTTTACTGAAGAAGAAACACAAAAAATAAAGGAAATGGCATTGAATGGGCTTAGTATTTATCGTATTCATAAAGAACTGGGGACAGACAGAAGGGCAATAAAACGTGTTTTAAACGACGAGAGGTGATGCTTGTGCCAAAAATAATAGCTAATTTAACGAGGCTCCCGGAAATAACTAATGACTCCTTCTACAATTTACATAATGATAAGAGCCGTTATTTAGTATTGATTGGCGGAGGTTAGGCGGCTCTGGTAAATCTGTATTTGCGGCCCAAAAGGTAGTTCGACGGGTAGCAGGGAGAAAAAGACATAGAATTCTAGTGGTTCGTAAAGTAGCCAAGACCCTGCGCGAAAGCTGTTTTGCCCTGGCGCGTGGGGTTATATCGGACTTTGGCCTGACAAATTTATTCCGGGTTAATAAGTCAGACATGACCATCCGGCACGCAAACGGCAATGAAATTATCTTTGCGGGGCTGGATGATGTCGAAAAACTGAAATCAATATACAATATCACTTCCATATGGATTGAAGAGGCCAGCGAGATAGAGGACACTGATTTTAGGCAACTCGACATACGCTTGAGAGGTGAATCCGATAGCTACAAGCAAATAATACTCAGTCTTAATCCGGTTTACCATGGTCACTGGATACTGCAGGAGTTTGTTGGGCAAAACTGGACGGCGAAAAAGCCGAACACAACCGTTCATCATAGTACTTTTAAAGACAACCGTTTTCTTGACGAGGAACAAAAGGAAGTTCT